TACGCAATAAAGCTAGATCGATTGACGATGAGTAACTTCTCGTTGCCTGGTTCCCTGATCCACCTGTTCCGGACAGGGTACTTGAACGCCGCTGGCGTTCATTTGGGATTGTATGTTCTAGTACTTTACCCAGCGCAGCTCGTGATTGAGCTGCTCGCCCCAATCCTTCAATTGGCCGGCACGTGCATTCTGTATGCCATGCTGGTTCTTTCACTTCCAGTGTGGGCAGTGCACCAAGTTCTGCCCAGGATTCTCGCCGACATTTTAACCGTGGCTTACATTGTAGCTCTTAATTGGGCATGGTGGAAGCTACTGAAGCGGTTGAGATCCTACCTCGATAGAGGAACACTCCCTGACGACGTTGATGACCTGACGAGACAAGCGCAAGATGCCTTGGACTTGGTGGACTTCAACGCCGGACGGTTCCATCGTGACGTCAGAGACGTGGTCGCTACATTTAGGGCCCGTAATGGCAACCCCACGTACAGCAGAGCTAACCAACTTGTTGTGCGTCAAAAGATCCATGAGATCGCGACGAGAGTTTGTCGCGAGGGGATCGGGGCAGAGGAACTGTTGGAAGTCGTGACCACTGCTAGCGCTCTTGCATTTGTTCCGAGTGCAACCGACGTGAGATGGTCACAGCTCCTGAATGCCCCCACGGGATGGTGGGCCAGGTTCTGGGATTGGATTTTAGGCGAGCGGCGTGTCCGTGACCGGATGGCCGAGCTGCGCCAGCCTCTGAATTAGGGAGGCCCAGTCTATACACTAGGTTTGGTGGCTCCGCTGCCAGACGCGGCATTATATGTAGCACAGATTAACCGCGTGGAGGGAGCCAACCGAGTGGCACACCTGGTGGTAGATGGGGGACCCAAGATTCGGAGGCTTCAACACCTAGCAGAAACCGGGCTGGGTGTCCAATATCGTGTGCATTGCAATGACGTGCAAACAGCTCTTCGTGGGATCTTGACACGAGTATTCCTACATTGGGAAGTCCGGGACGGTCAGAAAGTCCTGGTCCCACCGTTTCGCCCAACTGATAGAGCTGTCGGAGCGATTTTGGGGGCTGCCAGAGGGCAGCTCCTTCGTCTTTGTCCCTCAGTTACCCCCTTGACTAAACCCGAGTTCCTCGCTCGCTATACAGGCCGCAAGCTGAAGCGATACTCGATGGCGGCAAATAAAGTTGAGGAGTGGCCGGTTACCTCCAAAGACGCTACGCTCCAGACATTCGTTAAAGCTGAGAAGCTGAATGTCTCGGCCAAGCCAGACCCTGACCCACGTGTGATCCAACCTAGGAACGTGAGGTTTTTGTACGAGTCTGGGCTGTACCTCAAAGCAATTGAACCTGTGATCTACCGAGCAATAGATCGCCTGTACCGCTCCAAAACCGTGATGAAAGGAAGAAATGCTGACGCCAGAGGGCGGCTGATTCACCGAGCCTGGTGCTCGTTTATCAGACCGTGCGCCATCGGCGTTGACGCAAGCAGATTTGACCAACATGTCTCCACAGCCATCTTGAAATTTGTTCATACCATCTATAAGGCACTGATCCATGACCAGAGGTTTGACCAGCTCCTATCCTGGATGCTGGTTAATACCGGTTATGTCAGATGCCCTGATGGAAGTTTCAAGTATACCGTAGATGGCTCGAGAATGTCTGGTGACATGGACACCGCTCTAGCCAATGTGCTGACGATGTGCCTGATGATGTTTGCGTATCTCCAAACAAAGCCTTTCACCACTAAACTCATCAATGATGGTGACGATTGCGTCATCATTTGTGAAGCTGAAAATGCTGGCCAGTTCGCTGATATGGGCGACTGGTTTCAAGCTCTCGGTTTCATTATGAAGGTTGAGGAGCCAGTCTTTGTCCTGGAAAAGCTTGTCTTTTGCCAGACCCAACCGATAGAGATCTCGGCTGGCATGTACCGTATGGTGCGTGACCCCAGAACTACTCTAGACAAGGACTTAGCCAACGTCACACCTGTGCAGAACCAACTGGACTTTGATTACCTCAGAGGGTCTCTTGGACTGTGTGGGCTGGCGTTGGCGGGCGATGTGCCTGTTTACTGTGAGTTTTATAACTCTTTGTGTTTTGGAACATGGAACCCCAAATTTGAGAAGCGCCGGAGTGAGCAGGGGCTCACTACTGGCGCTGAGTACCTAGCTATTGGGATGCATGCCAAATATCAAACACCGTCAGTTGAAGCGAGGGTTTCATTCTGGCGGGCGTTTGACATTACACCAGATGAACAAATTGCCCTGGAAGAGCTCTACCACAAGTGGAGGCCGGTCTGGAATACAGGCCGCACAGTGTTCGACGTCCTTGACGTTTTCAAGACTCTCTGATAGCAAAGAGAGGGCCGCACACGGCCCGGGGAGTGCCCGTATACACATGGGATCGCATGGTTGTCCAACGTCCCCTCCCATCATAAAAGTCGGTTAATACTCTAAGCGGCTTGGCAAGTATACCAAGCAAAGGCGGATGAAGCCACACTAATGATGCCTGCATTATGTAGCCTGTCAGTCACACCGTTGGTGTGTTAAAGTGAATTAACACTCATCTCAGGACGTAGTTGTGTAGGTTGAAAGTAAAATTGGTGGTGAGGATAGCTAGTTGGATGAAACCAAAATGGTTGCCCCTGCTACAGGCGTAAAATTTTCCATGCTAACACAAATGCCAAGAGACTGCACGGTTTGCCACGTGTGGTACCATGCGATGAACAGTCCCGGTCCTCTTGCCGGTATCCCATACACAAGATTATGTCTCAGAAACGATCCAATCGGGCTGGAAATAGCCCATATACAAAAGCAGAAGTGAAGGCCATCAACAGCGGAAAGCTGGAAGCCGTGACGAAAGCACGTGCAGCCGGTGGCCATTACAAACCGAAAACCAACAAGAAGAAGGAACGATGGTACTTCGGGTTCAAAGACGCGAGTCTTGGACCTTTGAGCGTCTCCAACTTCGCCATGGGCTCAGGTGAGCGTCCTGCCGGACGCTCTATCCAGGGGCCTGTTGGCGGGGTCAGGATGAACGAAAACCTCGGCCGCAATGAGGCTCGTACGATGCATGTGCGTCGCGAGCAGATTGGGGTAGTCAACGGTTCCGCCGCCTACTCCTGTATCGAATACCCGATCAACCCTGGAAACGCAACTTTGTTTCCTTGGCTATCCCAACTGGCTCCCCTCTATGAGCAGTACAAGATCCATGCCATGCAGGTGGAGTTTGTGCCAACTGGGTCCGGGTTTGCGGCCCCAAACATCTCTGGTCGTGTGGTTTTGTCCACCGACTATGACGTCATGTCCCCAGCTCTAGGCTCCCTTCAGGAAGCTGAGAGCAAGGACCCGAACATTCCGTTCGGTCCGTTTGAGAATGCCATCCTCCGACTCGATGAGCACAGGCTCACCCCCGCGGCAAAGTTCAACCGTGGGGCCCAGTATCCTGCTGGTGGAGATCCCAAGACGTATGATGCTGGAAAGTTGAGCGTGGTCGTGCAAGGCACACCAAACTCTTCCCAGATCGGAATCATCTACGTCTCCTATGCCATTGAGCTCATCACCCCGCAGCTGCCACAAGTGGCCGATGTCCCTCCCAATTATCACCTGGCGAACTACCAGGTTGATGTTATTGCCAATGTCGTCAATACGACTTGGACCCAGCTCACCTTTACTCGTAACCCCGCACCTGCGGGAGGACAGTTAGTGGTTGGTTATGCCGCTGGCACGTTTACACTGCAGCCTGGCATGTGGAGGTTTTACTTGAATGTCTCGGTCAACAACACAACCAGTCAGTTGCAGCGCCTCTCCGTGAAAGCGATTTTGTCCGGAGGGGACATCATGATCTTTGATTCAGGTCATGCTGGTGGTGGTGCAGGTGGTTACCTGTCAGAAACGGCTAATGTGCCCCTGATAGTCACTGCCACCTCGGTCAATCAACCTATCACTTTCTGGATCCAGACCCGTCAAGCAGGTGGCGTCACTAGCGTCCCTGCACAGTTTGGACCTGCTTCGCTCTCAATTGAATACTGAGACACCTCGGGGTGGTGCCCCTTAACAACCTGGAACTGGCCAGATCCTTTTATTCCCCCATGGCTTCCCCACCGTCGCCTTGTCGGGCCGCTACAGGCCTTTGACTAGACGATGAGTAGGGATCCTGGGGGATATGTGCATCGCGCGCTATGTACTAAGTTGGGGACTCGAGACGATCGTGCTCGGGGGGCTCCCGCGAACTTGCC